TCCTTTACTATTTTGTTAATTCGATTTTTAGAATATGCTGGACAAATAAGACACAAATAAGGCATGAATACGGTGATGTTGTGACATTGTCGCCACATTGTCGCCACTATTCGTTTGGTGTCTTTTATATATACAAAACTATTAGCATCGGCCTATGCAATAAGCGCATGGCTTAATCGTAAGCTATGCAGATAAATGGGAGATTTCTGGGATTGGGTGAGTGTATAGGCACATATAAAGAGGCATGAGGTATGATAGGCGTGCTTACTATATTCTATGCGTGCATATTATATCTTATGCGCGCTTACTATATTCTATATATCCTTATATAAAGATATCCTTATATAAAGATATCCTTATATAAAGATATCCTTATATAAAGATATCCATATATAAAGATATCCTTATATGATGGGAGGGGCATATGCTCATTAAGAGTATAAGGGGAATATGGAGTTCATTATTTGTTCACCTTTTGTTCCTTTAACCTTATGTAATCAGAACATAGACAGAACAGAACGTGAGCAAACCATGATCAAAACCAGAACTATGGAACAAACCGTGAATATTGCAGGAATATTTATGCCATACCCCTACGAAAAAATTTAGCTTCGTTGATTTATATATATATGCCTATGACATATACAGACCAAAAATACAAGGCTTGATAAACCTACTAAAACTCAAACAAAAAAAGAGGTGCATCCAATCTAGGAAACACCCCCTTAGTTTATTTTTAGCAATTTACACACAACAAAATTAATTTTTAAAATACGGCTTGTTAAACTTTTAGGAGAAAGCTGCTGCCTTATATATAGACTCTATGTAAACTCTATGTAACAGGTATTCTAACTTTATTTTTATTTTCTTTTTATTCTTCTCTAATAGCAGTTAGACTTTCTATTCATTAGTGTCTCTATATATATAATTATAACAGCAAAAAACAATATCATCAAGAACAAAAAATAAAAAAATAAAAATAATATCTTAGTGTTGCATTTATGCAACATCGCTACCATCTAAGATAGCTTTGGTTGTCTTTACAAAGAGAGGGTGTTAGAATAATATTTTATTGAAGATTTTATTAAAATCATGTGGTTGTCTTAACTCAAGGAGGTATTATTATTAACATGGAAAAAGATTGTGATAACAACAAAGACTATTGTACTTGTGGGAAACTTCATGTAGAACATAAGGAAAGGGTCTGCAACTGTAAATGTTGTAGAGAAGAAAGAGCAGCTAAAAATAAAGAATGATTCTTTCATGCACAGTTACTAAAAAGAAAGTAAGTAAGATATGTCACTGTTAGAAGACCATGAAGAAGAAAAGGATGGCGGCTTAGTCGTCACCCAGCTAACTGCTGGTCAGGAAGAGGCTATACAAGAACAAGAGTTTAAGTATGCTACGCTTCTTCAAGTAAGAAATAATTTAAAAGATATAACATCATTGAAGTGTGAGAGCGACTTCTTAACATTTGTTAAGTTGATGGCACCTACCTTAGTATCTGATTGGAAGATGGGTAAGCATATTGAAGTTATATCAGACAAACTACAGAAAGTAGTAGACGGTAAAATAAAACGCCTCATGGTGTTTCTTCCTCCTCGTAGCAGTAAGTCAGTAATATGTTCTAAGTTATTTCCTGCATGGTATATGGGTAAGAATCCTAACCATGAGATACTGACAGTTAGTCACTCAGATCAACTATCCAGTGACTTCGGTAGAGCAGTCAGAGACATAGTAGGAACAGAAGAATTTACAACTATATTTCCTGAAGTAAACCTGAGACAGGATGTACGAGCGGCGGGTAAGTGGAAGACAAACCTCAATGGTAGTTACTATGCTGCAGGTGTTCGTAGTCAGATCGCAGGTCGTGGCGCACATGTAGCTATTCTTGATGATGCAATGTCAGAAGAAGATAGTTTCTCTGATGCAGGTAGGAGGTATATCAAGCAATGGTGGCCGTCAGGTTTACGCACACGTATCATGCCTAATGGTGCGATAATTATTATTAACACTCGTTATCATTATGATGATCTTTGTGGATGGTTGCTAAAGCAGCAAGATAAGTTTGATATAGATACAGATATTCGTTGGGATGTGGTTAGTATCCCTGCATGGGTAGATGAAGATTCTAGTAAGTTATTAGGCTTACCTATAGGAACAAGTTACTTTCCTGAGTGGAAAACAGATAAAGTTCTGAAACAAGATGAGATGGAGATAAGGTCTACCAATGGATCAAAGTACTGGGAAAGCCTGTACATGCAAAATCCTACACCAGACGAAGGTAGCTTGATTAAGAAGGATTGGGTTAGCTGGTGGGAGTATGGTGATCCTCCTAGTTGTGACTTTATTCTCCAGACTTACGATACAGCATTCTCTACAAAGACAACTGCAGACTACTCAGTAATACAAACATGGGGTGTTTTTTACTTCCATGATGATGATCTTGATACAGGTGACGAAAACGTAGCATCTAATATTATACTATTAGGAAGTAAAAGAGGTAGATATGAATACCCTGACTTAAGGAGAATTGCACAGGAAGAGTACAGGCGACACAGGCCAGATTTTTGTCTTGTAGAAAAGAAAGCAAGTGGACAGTCTTTGATACAGGATATGCGTAGAAGTGGTTTGCCTGTACTTGAGTATATGCCTGACAGAGATAAGGTCAGCAGAGTTATATCTGCATCTCCTATGCTAGAGTCAGGCAGGGTGTGGCTACCAGATGGTAAAAGCTGGTCAAATGAGTTATATGAAGAAATGATAATGTTTCCTTATGGTAAACACGATGACCAAGTTGATGCTATGACAATGGCTATTCACTACATAAAAGATAGCTGGCGTTTAGAGCATCCAGATGATCCTGACTGGGAAGACGATCAGAGTTACAGAAAACAGAAACGAGTTGCATACTGGCGAGTTTAAGACTATAATTAAAAATTATTTATTTAGTAAGGGCAATGCACAATATGGCAATTGATGGCGATAGCGCATTAGAAAATGTTTTGAATTTAATGCAGTCTTATGTACAAACTGGATTGACCAAAGGAGAAGAAGTTCTTCAAGGTGCGCTTGGTCCTGCCTATGAGCCAATTAGAGGACTTGCTCAATTTATTACGCCTGATATACCAGCAATATATGAAGCTGGTAAACAATTTATAAAACAACCCAGCCCCGCTGCTTTAACTGCTGTAGCTATGGCTGGAGCATTAGAAAGTCCTGTGGGTAAAACAGTAAAGCCTGTAGCAAAAACAATTAAAAAAGAAATAGCAAAAACAGAAAAAGATATTATTCCAGAGGCTGCTCAAAAAACACAAAGATCAAATACTAAAAGTACTTATAAAAAAGTAAATGAAAAATATTTTAAAAATATCAAAGGTAAAACATTAGACTTTGGTGCTGGGCTAGGTCTAGGATCAAAACAACTAAAAAATGCAGATGCTTTTGAACCTTTTCCTAAAAAAGGATTTAAACCTAAATATACAAAAACAGAACAAATTCCAAGCAATTCTTATTCTAAAATAGCTAATTTAAATGTATTAAATGTTGTGCCAAAAAACGTAAGAGATGAAATAGTTTCAAATATTGGTAGAGTTTTAAAACCTAAAGGCACTGCTATTATATCTACAAGAGGTGACAAAGAGGTATTAGCAACTAAAACAGGAACACCAGGAAAAGAATATGCATCTATAATATTAGAAGATGGTCGTTATCAAAAAGGATTTAATCAAAAAGAATTAAAAGAATATATTGGAGAAACTTTAGGACAAGAAAATTTTAATATTGAAACAGTTCCTGGTATAGGAAAAGCGGCAGTAAAAATTATTAAGAAAAAATCAGGCGGCATGGTTATGAAAAATAATAACTACAATACGCAAAGGATAAGATAAATGGCAACTGAACGTAATCCCTTTGACCCTATTCCAAAAGTTCAAGTTACTCAAATAGAGATTGAATCAGAAAGTGATGAGGCTACTATTGAGTATGACAATTCTGACGGTGGTGTCACAGTAGAATTTAAAAACCCAGTAGAAGAATTATTGTCTGATGAACAGATAGAAGAAACTGATGATGAGTTTTATAGAAACTTAGCAGATGAAATAGATGATGATGTTCTTCAAGATATTTCTCAAGAAGTTTATGATAACTTTGTAGCGGACAAAGACAGTCGTGGCGAATGGGAAAGTATGTTCGAGCGTGGCTTTGATCTTCTAGGTTTGAAGTTAGAAGAAGCCTCTGAACCTTTTGAGGGAGCATGTACAGCAGTTCATCCTGTTCTTATTGAGTCAGTAGTTAAGTTTCAGTCTAAAGCTACACAAGAATTATTTCCCGCTAGTGGACCTGTTAAGTCTCAGATCATAGGAAACGCATCTGAAGAAAAGGAAGATCAGGCACAGCGTGTAGAAGAGTTCATGAACTATCAGGTTACTGACCAGATGTCAGAGTACTTTGATGAATTTGAACGTATGCTCTTTCATTTGCCTCTGATAGGTTCTGCCTTCAAGAAAATTTACTTTGATTCAGGTTTAAATCGTCCTGTATCTGAGTTTGTCCCTATAGACCAGTTCTATGTGTCCTATTATGCTACAGACTTACGTCGAGCAGATAGATATACACATGTAATCTATCGTTCTCCTGCAGAGATGCGTAGAGATATTGCTGCAGGTATGTATGAAGATGTAGAATTGCCTGAAGCTTCTGCGCCAGAAAGCAGCGCCATGACTCAAAAGATGGATAACATCATGGGTCTGTCTCCGTCTGGAGACAATGATCCACAATATGTGTTGTTAGAACAACACTGTTATCTAGACTTAGAAGGCTTTGAAGACGAAGAAGACATCTCTCTTCCCTATATTGTTACCATAGAAGAGAAAAGCAGGAAGATTCTAGCTATTCGTAGGAACTATGATAAAGATGATCCACGAAAAGAAAAGAAAATCTTCTTCACTCACTATCGTTTTGTTCCTGGTTTTGGTTTCTATGGTCTAGGACTAATACATTTCTTAGGTAATCTTACTATGACAGCAACTGCAGCTATGCGTAGCCTAGTAGATGCCGGTCAGTTTGCTAATTTACCTGGGGGTTTCAAAGCAAAAGGTTTGCGAATTGTAGGAGACAACGATCCTATATCTCCAGGTGAGTTTAAAGAAGTAGAAGCTACTGGTAATGATATCTCTAAGATGATTATCAATCTTCCCTACAAAGAACCTTCACAAACACTTCTACAAATGCTCAACTTCGTAACTGCAACAGCGCAAAAGTTTGCAGATAGTACAGAACAAGTTATAGCTGACGGTGTTAACTATGGTCCTGTAGGAACTACGATGGCATTGCTAGAAGCAAGTAGTAAATTCTTTAGTGCTATTCATAAGCGTCTACATAAATCTCAGAAGGAAGAGTTTAAGCTTCTAGGAAGAATTAACTATGAATATCTTCCTGATGAATCTATGTGTGATATTCCTAATGGCACACTAAAAGTATTTCGTAGTGACTTCGATGGCAGGATTGATATTGTTCCTGTGTCTGATCCTAACATTCCATCCTCTGCTCATCGTATGATGATGGCACAACTTGCACTACAACTTTCTCAATCATCGCCTCCAGGTATGTTTGACATTGAAGAGCTAAACAGAACAATTCTCAACGCAGCGAATATTCCTAATATAGATAAGATTATGCCGAGCAAGCCAAAACCTGTTCCGCTTGATCCTGTAAGCGATATTGCTGGAGCAGTTAAGGGTATGCCTATCAGAGCATTTTCTGGTCAAAACCATGATGCTCATATCCAAGTCAAAACTATATACTTACAAGACCCTGCTAATGGTGCTAATCCGCTAATGAAACGTATCGCACCTATTTTAGAAGCTAATATGCAGGAACATCTTATGTTAAAATATCAGGAACAAATTACTGGTATAACAGAAGAGATGATTTCTACATATGGTAATGATGCAGAACAGCAGGGCATTGATCCTAATAATCCTAAGCTTATTGAAGCAGTCATGGCTACTGCTGCTCAACAAGTTTTCCAGGCTAATCAATTTGCTGCTATGCAACAACAAGCACTGTCTCCTGAAGCGCAGCTTGTTCAAATTGAAGGGCAAAAGCTTGGTATTGAACAACAAAAGATTCAAGCACAAGCAGCTAAAGAAGTACTAAACTCTACTAATAAACAGCGTGAACTTGATCTTAAAGAACTACAAATTCAATTGGATATGTTCAAAGAAGGTGCTAGTATCACAGCTAAAGCAGAGGATTCTGAACGTGACAGAGAGGCTAAGAAGGCTCTTGCAGCTATGGAGGCGTTGCTTGAATTAGCAGATACTGAAGCAAACATTGACAAGGACAAAACTCTTAAAGCAGCAGACATGCTAAGTAAGTTTATCTCTGATACTAATAAAGGATAGTGATGGAATTTTGGGATGAGTTAAATTCAAAGTATAACGAAAAGATAGAGGAAACAAAAAAATCTCTTGCGTATGGAAACGCCTCTAGTTACGATGAGTATCGTCAAGCAGTAGGTCTGATAGAAGGTGTTGAGTTTGCACAGGACTTGCTAAGGCATATAGTTAAACAACGAATATATGAGGAAGAAGATTAATGCGAGCCGTACAGCTAGAGAAGTCTATTAATAATTCAGATTGGGTAAATCCAGATAATAGTTTAATTGATGTAAATGATTTGCCGAGTATTCCTGGTTATCACGTTTTAGTCCAGCCAGTAATAGTAAAAGAAAAAACTAAAGGTGGTATTATTATTCCTGAAAAGTTACAGGAGGATATTGCATACCTAACAACTGTAGGTAAAGTATTAAAGCTAGGTGATCTAGCATATGCGGATGAAGATAAGTTTCCGCTAGGAAAGTGGTGTACTACAGGTGACTATGTTTGTTATGGAAAGTTTAGTGGACAAAAACTTATATACAAAGGTCTTAAACTACTTCTCTTGTTTGATGACCAAATAATTATGAAGGTACAAAGTCCAGAATTGCTAGACCCAACTTTTAATCTTTCAAATTAAGTTGTGTATTTATATCTAATAATATAGAATATAGTCAAGACGTAGGATAGACCTTAGTTCGTTAGGTTCGTCACTAGCGGTATATAAAGGAAAAAGAATGAGCGAGAATCAAGAAGAGTGGTCAACCATTGAAGTAAATGGTGTAGAAAAACAAAAAGCTGTTGAGTTTGAAGTAGAGGGTGGAGCGGTTGAAGAAGAACCTGTTCAAGCTATTGTAGAAGAAAAAGTTGAAGAAGTAGTAGCTACACAGCCTGAAGAAACTGAAGGCAACGAACAGCCTATAAAAGAATTAGAAGGTATTGAGACTAAAGGCGCAGAGAAACGTATTCGTCAGTTAATTCGTCAACGTAAAGAACGTGATGAAAAACTAGAAAGAATGGAAGAGCGTCTAAGCACACTTCAAAAAGAGCTAAATTATAAAGAAGATCAACTATCTACTTCTTTAAAAAGTTCTATAGATAATAGTGAATTTCAATTAAATAATAATCTAGAAGCTGCTAAGAGTATTTATAAACAAGCTGTAGAAAATAGTGATGTAGATTCTCAACTCATAGCACAAGAAAGTATTAGTAAAGCATACGCTGAACTTAATCAGATAACTAATCAGCGTACAGCGTTAGAAAATTATACTACACAGGCAGGGCAGCAACAGGCGAGTGAACCACAACAACAGCCTACCAAATATGATCCTAAAGCTGTTGATTGGGCAGCTAAGAATGATTGGTTTGGTAAAGATCAAATAATGACTACTACTGCTTTGTCTATAGATCAAGAATTAAAAGATGAAGGATACGATCCTTCTGATAACGACTTTTATGAGGAAATCGACAATAGATTACATAGTCGCTATCCTCAAAGATTTCAGGATGCTTCTACCCAAGAACCTGAAACACCTCGTTTGCAGGATACGTCATCAAATTCTGCTCAAGTGGTAGCTGGTGCGTCACGCACACCTAAAACCTCTAAGGGTAATAAAGTTAAACTAACAAAAGAAGATGTTCGTTTAGCTACTAAATGGAGTATACCACTTGAAAAGTATGCTGCTGAAAAGCTTAAAGTTGAAAAAGCCGAAGGCGACTACACTAGCATTTTTAATTAGGCGTGGAAGGAAGAATTACAATGACACGAAGTACAGACTCACGTAGTACAAGCACAAGGGAAGCTAAACCTCGTAGGACTTTTGAAGAACCTAACTGGTTAGATATCCCACCGACTGCTATAGAACGATTCCGAAACGAAGGCATGTCTTTGCGTTGGATTCGTATGACTATTAAAGGTAATGACGATATTCAAAATATGAGTAAGCGTCAGGCAGAAGGTTGGGAAATAGTTCAATCCGAGGAAGTTCCCGAAATGACACACTCCTCTGTCGTGAGAGAGGAAGGACGATATTCAGGAGCAGTCTGTCGTGGAGACTTGGCTTTGGCAAAAATGCCATCTGACCTAGCTGAATCCCGTCAAGAATATTATGAGCAAAAAAGTAGGGAAGCGGTAGGCGCTGTGAACGCACAATTAATGCGTAACTCAGATTCACGTATGCCAATTTCAAATACTAGTCGCTCAAGGGTAACTACAGGAAAGCAACCCTCTTTTCAAGAGTAACTTTTCTGTTTGTCATCGTAACTCTAAAACAAGGAAAGGAATAGTGTAATGACTGATACAAAAGCACTAAACGGCCTTACTCCTTCTCGCAAACGTGGAGGTGCGTCGAATAGTACTGCCACGAATACATATCCCATTGCAAGTGGTTTCGCCACTAATATTTTCAGTGGTGATATTGTTTGTAATGTTGCAGGAAATGTGGTCGTTTTAAGCGTGTCAACTCAGAAAGCCATCGGCATTTTTCAGGGTTGTCAATATACCGCTAATGGTGAGGTAAAGTATTCTAACTATTGGCCTAGTGGAACATCGTCTGCTGATGCAGTAGCATTTGTCGTTGATGACCCACAAGCTACCTTCATAGTTCAAGCTGATGCTTCTGTCACCGCTGGTGATATTATGTCGCAGAACTTTAGCTGCACATTGGGTGCAGGTTCTACAGCAACTGGTCGTTCAGGCTTCGGAATTGCAGCCGCTTCTCGTACTCTTACTACAGGCGGTATGCTTCGTGCTATCTCTGTGTTGGATGAGCCGGGAAACGATATTACTGTTGCTGCAGATCGTGCTTTCCCAAAACTAGAAGTCCGTATCGTTCGTCACGTAGATGCTTATATCTCCGCTGACCCATCGGCTAACTAAGAAAGGGAGTAATGAAAAATGGCTATTAATCGCTCTAGTATTGCGAAAGAACTGCTCCCCGGTTTAAATGCTGTATTTGGTATTGAATACACGGATGTGGACAATGAACATGCCACACTCTTTGATATTGAACAATCAGATCGTGCATTTGAGGAAGAAGTTCTATTTACCGGCTTTGGTACAGCGCCTGTTAAAAGTGAAGGTTCTGCTGTTCAGTTTGATGATGCACAAGAAGGCTATGCTTCTCGTTACAGTCACGAGACTATAGCTCTTGCTTTTGCAGTAACTGAAGAAGCTATGGAAGATAATCTTTATGACACTTTTGCTAAATTGCGTGCGCGTGGTCTTGCCCGTGCAATGGCTAACACTAAGCAAGTTAAAGCTGCTGATGTTTTCAACAACGGCTTTGCGGCGACAAGTCCTGGTGGGGACGGACAGCCTTTCTTCAGTGCTAGTCATCCAGTAGTTGGTGGTGGTGTTCAATCAAATACTCTTGGTGCTACTGATCTTTCAGAAGCGTCCCTTGAGTCTGCGTTGATCACTATCTCAAAAGCAACAGATGATCGTGGTATTCTTATTGGTCTACAGGTTGAGTCGCTTCATGTGCCTTCGGACCTTGCCTTCACGGCAGACCAAATTTTGAACAGCACGATGTCAACGACCATTGGGGTTAACCCAACGACTGCTGCAAACGGTGCAACGAGTGTCAATGACATTAACAGCGTCCGTAATCAGGGTCTAGTTCCTGGTGGCTTTTATGTAAACCGTAGGTTCCAAGATGGAAATGCTTGGTATCTGCGTACTGATTGCCCGAACGGAGCTAAAATGTTTGTCCGCGCACCTCTTCAAACTAAGATGGAACCTGATTTCGATACAGGCAATCTTAGGTTTAAAGCGCGTGAGCGTTACAGCTTTGGCTTTTCTGATTGGCGTAGCTATTATGGTGCTTCTGGTTCGTCCTAAGAGCAGCATAAATTAGGCTAATATAGGCTAAGTTAGGCAAGGGTGGAGAGAAAGACACAAACTTCTTTTTCTTCACCCTTTGCTTTTGTAATTACTGGTCTTGTTATATAATATAGTAATTAAATTCTCTTTATATAAAGGAACAAAACATGGCGACTACTATTCGACAGGGGTTTGTGACGGGAAGCGGGGCAGTTCTTGATACTGCAACCAGCGTCTCTCTTGCAAACACTCGTATCCGTTCCGTATTTGCTACGGGCGTTGGTCAGTTCCTTCTTACAGGAACTTCTACTGATGCAAGAGGCACGGTAAAAGGAAACAATATTCGATTTGTAAATACTACAGCATCTGATGCAAACGATATTTACTTTTCTGATTTAGGTGTTGCAATGAACGGAGTAGTTAGAGTTTCTGCCCCAACCTCAACAGCTACAATAGCGGTTTTCTATGGTTAATTATACTTATTTGGTAAACGATATTATCCAGGCATCTGAGAATGAGGGAACAGAGTTTGTTAACTATGTTCCTAATATGGTCAATCGTGCCGAAGAGCGTTTAACAAAAGACTTAGATGACTATGGTTTAGTATCTTATACTTCTGTTGCTGTATCTTCTGGAAATAATATCCTTACTTTACCTACAGGTACACGAATAGTTAAGAATATTAATATTGTAAGTAACTCTACAAAAATTAATCTGTTGCAAAGAACAGATGAATATATTAATGACTACTGGCCTGTAAGCGCATCGACTGATGAACCAAGATATTACGCTCCTCGTAATAATTCTACAGTTTTGATTGCGCCTACTCCTGCTTCTACTTACAGTGGACAAGTTGTACATGTTAGTCGCCCAGTAACATTAACATCTGCAACTCCTGAAAACTATTATACTGACTTTTGTTATGATCTTCTTTTCAATGCTTCTATGATAGAGGCAATGGTCTTTCAAAAAGACTATCCTACTTCACAATTATTTGAACAACGATATTCACAGCTTCTAGAACTACAGCGTAATCAGGCACGTAGAACACGTAGGGATGATATGCAAAGTCCCACAAGTCCTGCTGGTGCAGATGACAATCTAGTAGCTAATACTAATTAAAGGAGACTATAATGGCCGGTCCTATTTTTGATCCTCTTAACCCTAATGAAAGTCCTGCTTCAAAGTATCAAAGAGAGTTGGATGCTAAGAATAAAGGAGGAGGAAAAAGAAAGCGTAAAAAAGGTGATGATATGTCAGACGCAGAGTTTGATACAGCTTATGAACGGCAACAAGCAAACATGCCTGACTTTGATTATTTATCAAGTAACATTAGTGGGGCTAATAGTGATTACGTTAGTGAGTCTGACGGTGGTCGTGTAGGAAAAGGCAAGAATAAAAAACAAAAAGTTAAAAAACGAAATAACTTTTCAGGTCGTGGAGCAGGTGTTGCTTTACGTGGCTTTTAATTAAAGGAGAATACTATGAAAGGTTTACCTACAAAAGAGCAACTAGCCGCTTTTAGAAAAAAGAAACAAGCGGGAATGACAGGCAAAAAAACTCTTGAAGAAAGAAAAGAACAAATAGCAAAACCAGAAACTCAAGAAACAAGAAAGAATGCAAGACTTGCTGCAGAGGTACTTTCGTATGCTATTCCTGGATTAGGCATGGCAAAAATTACTACCAAACTAGCAACATTAACACCTAAAGCTATTAAAAACCTTAAAGAAGCAGTAGGTAAAAATAATAGAGATGCTATTAGATTAGCATTTGGACTAGAAAAAAAAGTTGGTGGTGCGAAAAGTAATCTTGTTAGTCCAAGAATTAAAAAAGGACCAGATGGTAAACCACTAGGTGCTAGACCAGTAGGTAAAGGAGTAGTTAAAAAAGCTAAAAATATTCGTCGTGGTGCCGCAGCTACTGCAGCAGTTGCAGCAACCGCTGCTGCTCTTAAAGATGAAAAAAAGAAAAAACCAAAATCTGCTAAAACATTACCAGAAAGAGAAGTCGGTTATGCTCCTAAAGTAACTGCTCTTCCTACTCCTGCTCCTAAAAAAACAGGTAGTGAATATAAGGCATATCCTGGTGCGGCTGGAAGAGCAGGGTTTGAATATGGAAGAGACATAACAGAAGTTTTAGATGATAAAACTGTCTCGCAGGAAATTAAAGAAAGACTAGAAGAAGAAGAACTTTATGAAGGCGACTTCAAGGGTGGTCGTGTAGGAAAAAGTAAGAAGAAGAAAGTAAGTAAAGCACCTCGCGGTGTTCGCGCTGCAATGAGAGGTTTTAAACCTAATATGGGTGCTAGTAAAGTAAGCAAGCGTGCTAAAGGTACAGGCGGTGGCTGGATTTAAATATGGCTAAACTTTGCCCAAAAGGAAAGGTACTGGTATGAAAGGAATGACTATTGGTGGTGGTCATAAACGTCCTACTAAATCGGGTGCTGGTTTAACTGCTAAAGGAGTAGCTAAGTATCGCAGACAAAATCCTGGTAGTAAACTTAAAACAGCCGTAACTGAATCTAAACCTACTGGTAAGAGAGCAGCAAGACGTAAAAGTTATTGTGCTAGATCAGCGGGACAGATGGAGAAGTTTCCTAAAGCGGCTAAGAATCCTAACTCAAGACTACGACAGGCACGTAAGAGATGGAAGTGTTAGATGGCTAAAGGCAAGACACATTTTATTAAAGATGGTACACCCTACTATGGTGAAGTTCATAAAATGCCGGACCAATCAATCCATAGTGGCAAAACACATACTAAAGCATCAAAGAAGGTGATGCACTTTAAGGACTTGTCTAATGCTGCTAAAAACAAAGCAGGTGGCAAAATGGCAAAAGCTATGTATAAAATTAAAAGTAAAAAGTGATGCGGCATACAGAATGGCGATAAACAGATCAAAGATAAACCAACAAATTCTTAAAGCACCGTCTAAAAAGAAAAAAGGTAATACTCTTATTAGGTCGCTTGCTTTAAAAACTAATAGACGAAGTAAATCTAAAAGGAGATAAAGATGTCTAATAATCCAGAAGGAATAAAAGAATATACTTATAACTATATTCGTAATCCTCGTACTGCAGAAGACATAGATAAAATGACAGGTCGTCCTACTGGTCAAGGATATGGCGCTGCACGTAAAGGTCCACAGATTAAAGCTAAAGAACAAGATGTTGTAGTGGACTATGATCCAGGTAAAACCATAGAATATAAAGACTAGGAATAACTGAATGGCTACTAGTGGAACATATGACTTCTCAATGGATATTGATGAAGTTATTCAAGAAGCAACAGAGATGATTGGTGGTGAGCAAACACTGGGACATGAACCTAAGTCTGCTCGTCGATCAATTAATCTTCTTCTCCAAGATTGGCAGAACCGTGGCATTCTCCTTTGGACTGCTAGTACAACTGCTATTTCAGTCTCTACTAGTGTGACATCGTATGCTTTAACACCAAGTACTATTGATATTACTGAAGCAGTTATTAGGCGAGATAATGTCGATCTTCAACTTGAACGTATTACAATGGAAGAGTATTTAAAGATTCCTCGTAAGAACCAGACAGGAAGACCTAATCAATATGCTATTCGTAGGGCAAGAGGTAATCCTGTTTTATTTCTTTGGCCTATTCCAGAAAACACTACAGATATTTTAAAACTAGAACAGGTTAAATACACAGAAGATGTAACAAAATCTGCTGGTCAAAATGCAGACATATCTCGTAGGTTTTTACCTTGCCTAACTACAGGGTTGGCTTACTACATGGCTATGAAACGTCCAGGTGTAGAAATAGGTCGTATTGGTCTTCTCAAGGCAGAGTATGAAGAGCGTCTTATGAATGCCATGAATGAAGATAGAGAAAGAGCAAGTGCTTATTTCTTACCTAGAATAAATAGGGTATAATAATGGCAAGCAATAAGAATGCCAAAGCTGTATGCGATATGTGTGGTTTTGTTTATCCACACAGGGTAATGAAACTAAATAGCTATGGTTTACTTGTTTGTCCCACTGACTTTGATGGAGCATATGATCTAAAAAATCACCCCCAGAATAAATCACCTAATGTAAGAGATGATACAAATATTCGTAACCCCCGTCCACCGTCTAACTCAGATAGAAATATTGAATGGCAAAATGCCAACACTAACTGGGAAGACACAGATAAATTTTGGAATCTAATATAATGGCAACACTCACTGGCAAGCTTATATCAAACACTTATAAAGATTTACTTCAAGTAAGTAATGGTAATGATGGCGTTGATTCGACTGTACGGTTTGTTTCAGATGGAGAAGGAACTAACTCTGCTCTGCAGATAAGTCAATCAGCTGTTAATATTGCTGGTGGCTTTACTGTAAACGGTGTATCTGTTGCTGTGGAGACGGATGTAAACAGGAACATATCCACTGGTCTTAGAGCTACAATTAATGGAGTTACTGTAACAGATGTTAGTGCCAGTGCTACCTTCTTTGTAGCTGCTGATCAATCCTTTGGTCTTGTCTCTGTCTCTACAGGTTTACACGCTACTTCTGTCAATGCTTCTCATATCGTTGTAGTATCTGCTAGTGCTACAGACTTTACAGCTACCCACATCATAGCTACGTCTATCAGCGCTACAGACCTTGATCTATCAGGCACTTTAAACTATGGTGGTGTACTACTTACTAACGCTGTCACCGGCACTGGTAAGATGGTGCTGGATGCGTCTCCAACATTAGTCACCCCTGTCCTTGGAGTAGCAACTGGCACAAGTTTCCAGGGCATAATTGGCAACGTAGCACCTGCCGCAATTACAGGTACTGCACTAACGCTGACGACAGGCGCTACGGTTACGACCGTCCTTGACGAAGACAACATGGCGTCGAACAGTGCCACAGCATTGTCAACTCAACAGTCCATCAAAGCATATGTCGATGCACAGGTAGATACCACTGATACGCTTGCTGAAGTACTTGCCATCGGGAATACGACTGGCGGCACTGATCTTGGTATTTCGGCTGGTGATGACATTACCTTTACGGATAGCAGCAAAGCAATATTTGGCGCTGGTAGCGATCTGAAGATTTTTCACGAGGGCGGCAACAGCTACATCCAAGACCTTGGTACCGGGAGTTTACTCATCGAGGGGAGCAGCGTCCAAATCAGAAATAGTGGTGGAACTGAGACGATGGCCAGCTTCACGCCAGATGGCGCTGTAAGTCTCTACCACAACAACGCCATAAAGCTGGCTACGGCTACTACTGGTGTGGCTATAACCGGCGAGGTCACAGCTACCGGCTTTACCGGCACCTTAGACGGCATACTTGGATCTGGCACCCCTGCTGCGGCAACGGTGACGACACTCTCAGCAACAACGGTAATCAATATTACCAGTGCGGCTGATCCTCAAGTTCTAAAAATGAACAGCCAGCCGACAATATCGCGGGATAACACTACCGGCGAACTGTCTATTCTGA